AAAATCCATATATTCGACTTCAATGACGTCAACTTTTTCGCGTTTGATCGCCCCGCCACGTTCGCGTGAAGGTGCTAGGCGCGCCGACAAGGCTTCAAGGGCCAATTCGGCGACCGCGTCTTTGATCTGGGGCGGGATCGTCGTTGAATCGTACGTAACGCCCTTAAAATTCCCGTGAAGGACGGTCGCGGATAATCGCGGCCATGCCAATGTGTTCGTGATCTTTTGTGTCCCGATAAAATTGAAGGCACCGTCCACATATTGGGTCGCTTCCCGAAGGGCCGATTCCTTGTTTGAGTCCGTGGCCGCCGACCAAACCGAATCATTTCGGTTTGACCAATACGTGTCCGCGTCTGCAACGCTTAAATATGTGTCGGTGCCAACAATAATTGTCATGACTTATTCGATTTCGTCGATTGCTTTTTCAACGTCTGCAGTCGTGATCGCGCCGTCTTTACCGGTGCCAACCAACGTTGAAGCGTCCAAACCGACGTCGTCGGCCAATTCTTTCGTTGTTTCGTCGATAAACACGGGTTCGTTCTTAACGGCGACGGGTGCCGGTGGTGGAGGAGTCGCACCGGCGTTTTTGGCCTTTACGGCTTCTTTCACGTCTTTCACTGTGATCGAACCGCCTTGGCCCGTCGCGGTGATTTCTTCAAGTTTTAAACCGTTGTCGTCGATTAGCTTTTGAGCCGTCGCCGAAATCGTGCCGGGCGTTGTGGCCGGGGCCGCGCTTTTCGGTTGATCGTCGCTTTTGACATATCCACCAAGGGCATATGCTGTTTGTTCTTCCGGGTGGACGTTGGCGGTTTTGCCGTCGCTTTGTCGAATCATTTTAATCATTTTATTGTTCCTTATGGTTGGTTAAAAGTATGATCCCGGACGCTTGTGACGCCCGGGACCATTTGGCTAAGATTAACCGGCAAGATCGGCGATAAACTGATCTTTCCACGCTTTGAAACCCCAAACGGCGGCGACTTCAAACATTGCCTTGTGGTAACCTTTATAGGCCGACACTTGGAAGACAAGACCCGAAAATGGGTCTTGAACCAACATTTGGTCAACCGCGGCGTCACCACCGGGCGGGTTCAACGGCGCACGAAATGCGATTTCGGCCGCTGATTTGTGGAAGGCAAAGTTTGCCGTCCGTGTTGCTGAAACGGTAACGGCCGCATTGTCGGCCACGGCTTCACGTGCGCCCGGATCATTGATGATGATCGTTCCACCGGCCAAGGCGGTTCCGACCACATACGCATGATTTCCGATTGTCACAATGTCACCGGCCAAAATTGTTCCCGTTCCTCCATCAATGTCGATCGACGTGTCACCAACCGCAACCGCGCCGTTCAAGAGGTAGTCTACGCCGGTTCCCTTGGTGTGCAATTGAACACCGGCCGACTCTTTCAACATTAAACCTTGAAGGTTCAACAATTCGCCTTGGCGCAATAACACGTCGTTTCCGGCTTCGTTCGCTTTTTGCAATTGTGCAAGGTTACGAAGTTTCGTTCCGGCCGCGGTGTTAAGGATCAAGGACGCTTGACCGTCCATTGGCATTCCGTTGTCAACAAGGATTTGGCGAACTTCCGCGATTACGTTGAAGTTTGAACCAAACGGTGTTGTCCCGGCTACACCAACCGAACGTGACGCGTTTTTGTAAATTTCACCACAAAAATCCGCTTCAGCTTCGTTGGCGATTTTTCGCATAGCTTGCGCGATTTGGTCACCATAAATGGTTTCAAAACCCGCACCGCCATTGACGAAGCCGATTTCTTCACCCGTCCAAGGAATTTGAACACCACGTTGTTTCGTCATGGTCAATTCTTTGTTGTCAACGGTTTGGTTGTCACCTTCGGGGATTGTCATTGCCGGTGTAATGTTATTGACGGTCGATTCACGCGTGAAGTGTGATTTGACCTTTTGTCCGACGGCCGCTTGTTCGCTTCCACCGTTTACAGTACCCGACGGGATCGCCCCGACTAATTCACGGCCTACCGTGTCGGCCGCTTTGTAAATATCCGCGGCAAGATCAGTTAAAACATTAGGCATGATTTCATTTCCTTTTCTATGTTAATGTTTGGTTAAGTTGCGTCAACCACCTTGAAGCCTTCTTTTGATTTGGCCATGCGTGAAGCCTGATCCAAACCGTCAAATTCGGCCCGTGTGATTGTCTTTCCGGTTTCGACCTTGCCTTTACCGTTTGCCCCATTAGAGCCGCCACCGCTGTTTGAATCAGCCGAAACAAAATGTTTCCCTTGGTCCGATTGCGCCCAACCTGTGACAAATTCTTCAACGGCTTTGCCGTCAAATTTCGCGAAAGGTGAACCGTCGTTGTCGCCGACTTCACCTTGATAATTCGTTGTAATCAAAGCCTTGGCCGCGTCCATAAGAGGTTTCGCGACGTTTGCTTTCACAAGGGCGGCCGTTAAACCTTCCCCGAGCACATGCTTTTTCAATTGACCGTTCAATCCTTCGATTTTACCGTCACGATCCTTCAATTCCTTGGTGTGGCGCTCTTCGATTTGCGCCTTCAATTTGTCAAAATCACCCGCCTTCATTAAACCTTGTTCGACATTCTTGGTTTTTTCGGCTTCAAGGTCTTCCAAACGTTTAATCACGTCCGTCTTTTCTTCCGAAGCAATTTTCAGCTTGCCCAATAATTCGGTGTTCTTGTTTTTCAACCCTTCGACTTGTGCGTCAACGGCTGTTTTGATTGCGGTTTGTGCTTCGTCGCTTTTCAACGCTTCGTCGATTTGTTCGGGTGTCATTGGCATGTTAAAATTCCCCTTGGAAATTGGTTGATTTGATTGGGACGTCGTAAATCCCTTGAATAAACGACTTTGCCAAAATTATAATTCAATTCCGGCACGTTTGAAAGCCTTTTTTTCTTCACGACGAAGCTGATCCAACGTCAACGGTTTCAAACGTGCGTCGGTGAACCGTTCAATTGGCAAATTCCCGTCACGGAACAATTTGGCCTTCGTCACACCCAACACGTCTTCTTGAACGCTTGCCGGTTGACGTTTCAACCACGATTCAAACGTTGTGGACGCCGGGACCTGTCCGTTGATCGACGCCCGGGTTCCTTCTTCAAGGTCTTCCAAACCAAGCGTTTTCCAATCGTTCAAAACGGCCGTCATGGTGGACCGACAATTCGGGTGTGCGGGTGGTCGTGGCCCTTTATCCAACGGGAAGACCTGTCCGTCCAAACCGGCACAGACCACGCTTGTTCGGCTGTCAAGGGTCGCCGTCCATTGCATTCCTTTGATTATGTCTTCGTTTTCTTTGAACAATTCAAAGCGTGATTGATTCGTTGCGTGATTAATCGTTGACCTGGTGATCGTTTCGGCTTGACGTCGGGTCGTTTGCCAGACGCCGTCGGTGTAACCTGAAGCGCGTGTTCCGCGAATGCGGCGCATGATTTGGGACGTGGTTTCGCCTTCGACGATCCCGCGGTTCACGGCGATCATGACGTTGCGTTGCGTTGAACGCGACACGGTGTCGAACCATTGGTCAAGTGTCAAACCAGCGAACGCGGTCTTTTCAATGATCTTGGCCACGGCGCGCGGGTTCGGAGCGACGAAGTCAAGGTCGAAGCCCAATTCTTCTTTGATCGTTCGGATTTGCCAATCAATTTCGTCGCGTGTCAATTCGGTCAAATCTGTCATTGTGGCCGCCTTGACGTCTTTCGCCATGCGGTTCGTCAATTCGGTCAATTCACGTTCCAATTGAACCAACCGGTCCGTTGTCACGGGGCCAAGGTCGGAACCACGTTCAATGATTCGTTCGACCCGGCGTTCGATTTGTCGTTGAAGATCGGGAAGGATTTTTCCGTCCAGAATGCGACGAATGCGTTTGACTTCACCCGCCTTGAAACGTTCAAGAAAAATCATGTGGTGGATTGTGCGATCCTGAATTTTTTCATTCACGTTTGGCATTGTTTCAATCTTCCCGGAAATCAGGGTTCACCACGATGTCGTGTTTGAACATGTCGATCCACATATTGACTTCGGCCACGTTGGCGTTCGAAGAATGATATGACAACGTTCCGTCTTCACGATACGCAATGACCAAGACGTGTTCAATATCCGTTTCACCGGCCAATGCGGACAACATTTCCTTCGGATCAAGGTCTTGCGTCGTTTTACCGTCAAATTTAATCACATCACCCATTGTCACCACCCGGCACCATGTCAAGCGCGTTGAACGGGTTGGACGTTTCGATTTCGCTTCGGACGTCGTCTTCTTCACGGTCTTCTTGGATAATTTCACCACGTTTCAGGTTGAACAAGAAATCGCTGAACGCCATTCCACCGCCTTGATA